ATATAATGAACCAGAACCAAAAAACGGGTCTAAAATTGTATCGCCTTCTTTTGTTGTTAATAAAATAATTCTTTCGAGCAAAGCAATTGGTATTTGATTGGTGAAGCCTTTGCATTTATCTTTGCTTACATTTTTTACAAGTTGTATATCATTCCACCAATCATATATTCTCGCCCCCTGAGAACCATTTTCTATTAATTGTTTTATTCGTTTATCATTTGGATTTTTATAGGGTTGTTTTACTTTATTAAAATCTGGAGAGCAACCATACCATGCAATCATTCGACTCTGTCTTTGAAGATTTGATTAATAACCCCAAGAAACACAACGACTCGGTCGTCCCATGGCTTCCCCCACATCACCGCAAAAATCTTCTGCATAGTGTATCATCATAGTTTTATGATTATTAAGAGGTGATAATAAATTAATATATTCATCACTCGATAATTTATCCTTATAATCAGGATAGTCATATCCTACATTATATGGAGGGTCAGTTATTATATAATCAAAAGTGAGTGTATCCATAATAGTTCTATAATCATTATTATAAACCATAGCATATTCGTCTTTAAAAAACTCAGTCATTTATATATTATATATATATATTTTTAGATACAATTACTAAATCATTTTTTTTTAATACATTTTATTCTTCTACAAAACGAGCAAAATAAAAGTTTAATTTTATAATTTTTTTTCTATTATTTTTTAAAGTAAAATAAAGTGAGTGATGTCGTATCCGTTTTCGAGTTAGCATTATATATAAAACCCTAATATATTATAAGCCCGCTTTTTATTTATTTTAACACGAAAGCATCTTTTCTTTTCGTCAAACTTATAACCCCGAACTAACATGAACGCAATAAACTCTGTTTCACTTACATAATATCCCAAATGTTTTTCTAAAATATGTTTTCCAAAATACGCACCAAGTTTATAACAACTACTCTCATCAAAAATATGCATAAATCTTTGTCGTTTATCACAATCTTCACAATACATATCATTTATTAAATCATCATCGGATCCGCAAGCCATACACAATTTGATTGAGTCAGTATATACTTCGCTTTCACTTTCCATTTTATATTATATAATAAGAAAAGATTTTTATTTAAATCATTATTTTCTTATTATATTAATTTTCCTAAAGTCTAACCTGAATATCGCCAGTTCGAACATCGTGAATAAACACGCAATCAAGCATAGCATGGACATAAACCTGATGAGCGTTAGTAGGAGCAGAAGAAGTATTGACTTCCAAAAATACAGGAGCATTCACGCACGAGATTCCAGACATCAAACCACGCTTAGCAACAACCTCAGTATTCTCACCATAGATGAATTGAGATAGAGCAGTTGTTAGAGAACCAATAGTATAGTTAGCGTCCTGAGTTCCACCAAGAGTAGTTCCTGAAGCAGTCGCACCAGCAGACAAACGACAATACTGAGCAGGGACAATAGCAGACTGAAATTGAGAGTTATTGAAAGAGCCAATCGCCATCTCAAGATTTCTAAATGCACCAGCAGGATTTATCAAAGGATTCACGGGATTATTCGGCACACGCAAACCTGCAATATTATAATTCATACTATTCGCAGAAGGATTTTTAGAATCATATTTGGAATTAACACTATTCGTAGTAGATATAGCACCACCATCTACAAAGCGACTAAATAATGAGCGAACCGAACTACCTCTAATTCCAGCAAGGAGAGATTGATTACCAACCGAAGCAGGCATATTTACAGCAGATGTCTTATAAGTTGTTCCGTGAATATAAGCCTTACCATCAACAAGAGTTTCATCTAACATTTGAAGACTCGAAGATCCAATATCAACATATTCTAAATTAAGAGCCAGGTCGGAGATTTGGATTTGAATAGTTCCACCAGTCATCGCACCAGCAGTAGCAATCGTAATAGGCAACTCAGTTGCGGTCTGGAGGGCTATCTGCAGTTTATTTAATCTTCCAATATTCACAAACTTATCGCTACCCATACCAACTAAAGCACTCAATAGAGGCATAGAATAAGAGTGTGTTTCAATATCAGTAGTAGCGGGAGCACGAGCGTTAAGAGATGCCCAAGCGTGTCCCTGACTACCACCATTATTTGTATCAGAGAAGAAACCATACTGGAGAGCAAGAGCATCACGAACAGAAGGATTCAATTGGAGAGAAGTCAATAAATCATAAGTCAAACCATATTCGCCGATATCTTCTAAAACCTGTCCGTTTCCACCAGTAATATACATTCTATCAAAGAATGAATAAGCACCACTTCTCAAATAAGCAGAAGTAATAGTAGAACCAGCACCAGCAACAGAGCAAGTCAAAGTTGCCCTAAATGAGATGGTTGAAAAACGAGTATCCAAAAAGGTAGAAGGACTTTGACCACAAGGAATATCAAAGAATGCAGTTTGAGAAACAAATTGAGGAGTAGCAGTCGGAGCACCAGCACCAGCACTTACAAGTGAGATAGGAGGAGAAGTGATAGTAGAAAGATTACTACTGGCGACCTTAACGCTATACGATCGGGCGTCAGGAGGAAGGGAGAAATCAACATTTCCGAGTTTCATTTCGGCGGGAATACCAACTACAGATGGAATAGCAGACATTTTATATATTATAAAAACATAATAATTTCTAAATATTCTTTGAATTAACTAAATTAACAATATTTTTAAAAGATAATGGTTTCTCTAAACTTCTTCTATAAATATCAAATTGAAAAACAAAAAAGGAAGATACGCCGTTGAAGTCAATTAATGACCCGTTGTCGTCGCTTATAGAAACAACGAAATCCCTTAAACTTTCTAATTTGAAAAGTGTTTTAGAACCTGTGTTATTTGAATAAATAATTTGACCATTTAATTTTGCAGTATTCGGCAAACTCAAAATAACATCAGTAGAATCAGTTGTAGCCGATGTAAAACTATTTGCTAATTTATCACACCGAATGCAAATACGAGGTAATGGTAAAAAATTACAAACACGGGGCATAGTTAAAGTTCTCGAAGTAGAAACCTGATTTCCGCTAAAGCCCATAATACTATCAATCGTTGAAGTTCCTAAAATAGTAAAATCCGTTGTTGTATGTGTAATAGTAAATTGATTATTATTTTGTCCTAAAGTAATACCAAATTGTGTAGGAAGTAATAATTTAAATTGTGTAATAAATGAAGAAGCCGTATAATTTCCCATCGGGAACATGTAGGTCGTTGTTATAGAACTTTGTAAAATCTGTAGCATACAATTCGTCATATTAATAACATAAAATGAGTTTGGTATGACTGCATAAGGAATGCTAAATTGTATATAATCAATACTTTCATCAACTACAATAGCGTCAGGAATATTAAATCGTATTTGACTTTTCATATTACCATTAAGCACATCACCCGCATCACCTCGTGTAGATAAATGAAATTGCTTTGTATCTAATATCTGATTGTTTGGTTGTATTAGTTCCATTTAATATAACCAAATATTTTTTTTTAGGTCTTACCAACTGGTAATCTAAATACTAATTCTTCTTCAGAATCTGACTTTACAAGCAATATCATATTACCGCTCATATCCATAGTATAACTTAATTCATTCTCAATTGCTTTTGCATCTTCTTCATTTTGTTTTTTCATCATTTCAAGTGTAGTAATCATTTCAATCGTTGGTTCGCTATTCATCATAGCCAGTTTAGTAATAACTTTAAGCGTTTCATCACCATCACCAATAATTTTATCAAGGATTTTATCAACCTGTTTTTCTTTAATCGAGGTCATTATAATATTGCTAAAGATTTTATTTTTTTATATCCTTCTATTTTATAACGATGGAAGAAAAAGATTTAGCAGAAGATGAGAATAAAATTGTCCTAAAACCAAAGAAAGAGAGAAGCGAAGCACAGGTAAAAGCATTTCAAAAAGCACGAGATATAAGGTTAGAAAATGCTAAATTAAAAAAAGAAAAGATTGCACAAGTAAAAGAAGAAGTCAAGAATAGAAATAAAGTTCCTACACCATTACCAGTATTGGAACCAGAGCCAAAAATAGAAAAAGAGTTAGTTAAGAAAAAGATAATTAAACAAGCAGATCCAGAATCGAGCGACGAAGAAGTAGTCATAGTTAAAAAGAAAAAAAAGAAAATCATCTATCAAGTAGAATCTGAAAGCGAAGAAGAGGTTCCTGTTCCAAAGGAAAGAACATTTCAAAATCATGATAGCCGTCTTTTAGAAAAACCAAAACCAACTATACGATTTTGTTAAATTATTATATTATTCTATTATATAAATGACTTCAAGAGTATATACCTTATATCTTTCGACATTAACGCCATATGGACAAACCGCCCCTACTGATAAAACCAATTTAGCAAATGTTAAATGGAATATTAATTGGGATAGTTTATTTGATGATGCCCCTGAGTGTGATTGTAAAGTTCATTTTCTATTAACAGGTAAATCAGGAACATATGTTTATAATAATACTCTTTGTTCTTTAAGAGCAAGTTTTGCATCTATTTATCAAAATATTTATAATGGAGTCAATCTCGGTTTAGTTAATCCTATAAATAATCCAACATCAACAGACCATAGATTATTTGGAGATACAACAAGTAGTGTAGGAGTTCAAATACAAAAACCAACAGGAAATCAAGAGTTCAGGCTACAAATGATTGGTTTAGATGAAGCACAAATTACAAATGCACAAGATTACCAAGTATGGATTTATTTTGAGTTTGCGAATAAATGTAATTAATTTCTTATCATATAGTAAATGAGTCTATTAGGATATGATAACAACGACAAAACGCTAAGCGGAGATGTAGATTTATATGCTACGAATCTGTATGCTACAAATATATATGATGGAGCAGTTAATGTGGGAGATACTTTAATAACATTACAAGCAGAAATAGATGCTTTACAGGCACAAATAAATACTACAGGAACAACTGGCTATTATGGTATATATGGTTCAAGTAATAGTCCAACAAATCCATTAAGTGCAACAACATTATATTTTAATCAAACAATTTCTCAAAATGGATTTACTATTACAGGCGGATCAGGAACATCAGCAACACGCATTACAGCAACATACGCAGGAGTTTATAATATTTATTACAGAGTATCATATCAAAAAGTAAATATTACAACCGCATATGATGTTCGATTATGGTTAATGAAAAATGGAACGAATCTTAATTATTCAACTATTACTCAAACATTTAGTCTTACAGCACAGCATCAACCGATGACGGCACAATATATAGTATCATTATCCGCAGGAGATTATTTAGAAATAAAATGGTATTCACCAGATACAAATGCTTCAAGTGATATATTAGATTATAATGCATCATCATCACCATATCCGCAAGTATCATCACAATTTGTTTGTATTCAGCAAATCGCAAATACAGATACAGGATTAGGAGCAGTTTTTAATGTAGCCTCAACGAATACACTATCTGCAGGAAGTTTAGCATCAGTCGTTGATACAACAACATCATATCCAACTTATGTAAATCATAGTTTAGTTTTTAATATACCAAAAGGCGATAAGGGAGATACTGGAGCAAAAGGTGATACAGGAGCAAAAGGTGATACTGGATCACAAGGAGCAAAGGGAGATACTGGAGATACAAACGCAACCGCATTATCAGCATTAGCATTAGCATCAACAGCAATCGCTTCTACATCAGCAACCGCAGTAATAGTATATAATCAAGGAGTAATTCAAACTGCACAAGGAACGGCAATATCTATATTACAAGGTGAAGTATCTACAATACAGGGCGATTTGGTAGTCGATGAAGCAAATATAACCGCACTACAAACAAAAACACAATTACAATCATACGATACATTAAATAGCAGAACACAATTTACTAATGATTTACAATTAGTAGGCACAGCAACATATAGAGGAGCACAAATAATAACTACAGGAACAGGAACATTTTATAATATTAATACAACACAAGAAATAAATGCAGGAACTGATTTGAATGTAAGCGGTATAACATATTTGGGACGAACACAACCATCAGCAAAGAAATTAGTTATGTATGATAATAATACTGGAAGCAATTATGAATATTTGGGAACAAGTGTTTCAACAGATGGCTTCAATCAATATTTAAATTATAATGTTAATTCGGTTAATTCAGAACATCGGTTTTTATATGCTAACTCAGCATCAACTGCAAAACAAATATTATCATTAAATCCAACAGCAACTAACTTAACAACCAATTCACTTAATTTTAGAGCAAAAGATATAACATCATCAAATAGAGATGCAGGAATTGATATTACAAATATATCATCACTTACCAGCGATTTAGGACAACTGAATATTAGAGCAGGTTCTATTAATATTGGTAATGCTTCAGGAGCATCTGTTGTAAATATAAATGGAGTTGTAAATATGCCTTTTGCTTCAGGTATTCAAATGGTTGGAGGATTTTTATCGCAATTTGCATAGGGAAACCAAAGGTTAATATAGTCGCAGTGCTTGCCCCTATAACCCCTTCCTTTTTTTAAGCATAGGTATAAGTTTCACGGAAAAAGGAAACGGCGAGTTTCCTTTAAAAATAATATCTTTATATATTATAAGAATCAGAATGTCCGTATCTTATAATAAAATGTCGGCAATTAAAGTAGGAGGAACAAGTATAAATACCATACCATCAGGTGTTTCAGGAATTGGAAATGTTAGTTTAGATATAACAGGTCAAACTTATTTAAGAGATAAATTATTTGTAGGTAATGATGCATCATTTAATACTATTTATTCAAGTGTAGTTCCAACAACCGCAAATATGCTCTGTAATAAAACCTATGTAGATAGTGTAGGAGGAACTTCTATTTTGGGAACTAATAATACATTTACTGGAACAAATAATTTTCAAAATATATCTGTTAATGCTAATACACAAAAGATTCAAATGGGTTCTACTTTAACTACTTATACATTAACGCAAAATACAGGACAAGCCCCTATTGTTAGTAATGCGTGGATTCCAACAAGACTTAATGTTCCAGCAAATAATCCATATTCATTTATTTATGTTGGTATTCCTTTCGATTTAACAATTCAAAAAACAGCAGGAACAACAACAGCAGGAAATATGACGATTACATATAATAGTATTACATTTCGTATTCTAAAAAATGGTTCGCCAATATCACTTACTACAGAGCAAGTTTTTGAAACTGATTTTACACCAGGTGGAACTAAAGTTTGGGGATTACCAGCAAGTATTACAAACGGATCATTTTATTCTCTTTATTGGGGATATTTTTATGCTAATCTAAATATTACGCCGTTTAATACAACAGCAGATACATATGATATTGAAATAACGATGAATGCAACCGCAACAACTACTGGAGGAGGAACATGGGAATTGAGAGCAGTAGGAAAAGGACAAGGAATTAATACTGGAGGAACTACAGGAGTATTTACATCAACACGAGCATTTACGGGCTTAACGCCAACAACACTTCCAACTTATCCAACATTTGTCGATGCGTATTATTTTCCTGATACACGAATTGGAATTATAACAAATGATAATACATTAATTCGTTCAAAAAATGATATTGAGTTTTCAACTGGGAATAATTTATATTTTAAAACCTATGGAGATGTAGATAGTAATATGAACTTTAATACATCAGGATTAGCAGAGTTTTCAGCAGGAACTAATTTTAATTGTTTAGTTGGGGCAACTACTTCTTTTTCACAGCACGATATGGATATGTTTTCTGTTGGAACAAATACGATTGCTGGAGAAAAAACAAATATTTCAACTACTTCAACAACAGCAGGTATTACTCATACAAGCGTAGCAATTGGTTGGGATATGGAATTGAAAAATACTTCTAATCCATATGGAATCCGTTTATCAAATACTGGAACAGGTGGTCTTATATTAACTGGTGTAGATGATGGGTATAATTCTATAACTTCAAATGGAACATCAAGCACTTTAAACTTAACATCAGGAGGTAGTATAAATCTACAAGCAACAACTGGTTTAAATATAACAGCAGAAACTGGTATTGGTATTTCTTCAGCAACAGCAGGTGTTGGTATTTCTTCAGCAACAGCAAATGTTGATATTAATTCAACAACAACCATGGACTTACTCGCAGGTTCAACATTAACAATAGATTCAGAAACAAATATTGCACTTCAAATTGGAGGAAATACAAAGTTTGATATAGTAGATGCTACAATAACTATTAATCCAACAACAACAATTTCAAATAAAATTAGTAATATTGATAAACTAACCATAACAAGCACAGCAACAACTATAAATCCAAATAATTCTTTTAATATGATGCCGACATCAACCATTATTCAAAATGTATCAGCAGATGTTCCATCAGGATTTTTATATTGTAATGGTCAAGCAGTTTCAAGAACAACTTATGCAAGATTATTCGCATCTATTGGAACTACATTTGGTGTAGGTAATGGAACTACAACTTTTAATGTTCCTGATTTTCGTGGTTCATTTTTAAGAGGAGCATCTTCACAGGTAAATGGAGGAATTACTTATGCTGGAGCATCAGTTGGAACGGCACAACAAGATATGGCTTTGACTACGCCCGTATCAGGTTATTCAACACCTCTTTCTTCAACAGGTTTTAGAAGTTGCGGTTCAGGAACTCGTGATTGTATCGCAAGAACAAGTCAAGGCGACACTATTGAAAATCCTACTGGATTGAATCTCGCATATCCTACTGGAAGAGGAGGAGCAGAAGTAAGACCATTTAATTATTCTGTTTATTATTACATTCGGTATTAAATTAAATATTTTCCCCCTATATATTATAAATGAAGCAAGAATTGATAATAGAAATTGCCGAAGACCGAATGATGAGCGAACTTTGTTTGAAATGGTATTTAGAAGAAGATGAAGAGAAAAAAAAACAAATATATGATGAAGAAATTATTCCGCTTTACAAAAAAATAAATAAACTAATATAGTATAAATGAGTTTAGCCAACGATAAAAAGTTCATAAAACCAATTTTGAAATCATCGTATCAGAATCAGAAGGAAGCCTCAAAGACATTAGAAAAATTAGGTTATACATATGATAAGGGATTATCAACAAATCAAAGCAAAGTATTTGTAGATAGTCAAGGAAATCCAAATATTGCATTTAGAGGGTCAAAGACAGCAAGAGATTGGTTAATATCCGATCCGCTTTTAGCATTAGGACTTCAAAACTTAGACCCCCGATTTAAGGAAGCAAAGGCACTTACAAAGAAAGTAGAACAAAAATATGGAAAGCCCGTAGATGTATTTGGTCATAGTTTGGGTGGAACTTTGGCGGAAAATAGTGGAGCAAAGGGTTCTATAATTACTTACAATAAAGGAGCAGGAATTGGAGATATTGGAAAAACGATTCCGAAAAATCAAACAGACATAAGAGCAAAATCAGATATAGTTTCTGCATTATCATTAACGCAAAAACACAATAATGGAGATTTGATTAATCTTAAAACGCCTATTCTTCAAAATCCATTACAGGCACATGGATTAGATAATTTAGATAAATTACAAAAACCAAAAATTATTCCCTTTATATAAAGGAAACCAAGTTTTCCTTTTTCCGTGAAACTTATACCTTCCTTTTAAGTATGAGGTATAAGTCCAACTTTCATCATTTTATCATAAATATCTCGAAGTTCTTTTTCTCGTTGTTTTTGCATATTATCTAAACACTCATAGCAGGAATAATTGTATTCGTGAATCATAGTTGAACCATTATCTTTTTTTTTACCAAAGGTAGCGTTGCTTTTATAATCACTTTCATATTTAACAGGTTTTGTTAAACAACATACCATACAGATTTTAACGGAACGAATCATTTATAATCTACTTTTAGAAAAAAGTAGGGCAAAACAAATTAATTATATGGGGGCAAGGGGGAGATTATCTCCCCCTACTATAAATGTTAATTAAACCATCTACACGCAAAGATAAACGATTTATGGCGATTTTTAAGGACGGAACTAAAACACATTTTGGAGCAAAAGGAGCATCTACTTATATTGATGGAAAAAGAAGTATTGAAGAACGAAATAATTATCTCAAAAGACACGATGTAAGAGAAGATTTTAATAATTACAAATCAGCAGGGGCATTATCCGCAGGAATATTATGGGGAGCAACTAAAAGTTTTGATAAAAATCACGACGCATTTATGAAAAGATTTGGACTTTAGCCAATTTTTTATATTTAGTATTAGTATAAATGTCTTCGTTCGCATACATTAAACCGCAGAACACGCTTTACAAGGACTACAAGGTTGCTAAAGTCCAAAAGCAAATCTTAGAAAAGATTACGGATTTACCGCAAGAGATTCGTAATAAACACTCTACTGAATTATTGAAAATGGTTTGCAATTGTATTGAGGCTTCTATCGATAATAAGGGTAAAAAAGACAAGATGAAAATAGATAAGAAAATAATATGTATTCAAATCTATTCTTCGTTATTTGGAAACATCTCGCCAACTGATATTGATACAATTCAAAAAAATATTGAATATTTACACGACAACAAGCAGATCCAAAAATATGGATTTTTTAAAGTAGCAACCGCTACAGCATGGTCGTGGTTAAAATCTAAACTATGAGATTACTTACAGAATTACATATTTACTTATTTACGAAAAATGTTGTATAAAAGAGCACATATATCAACAGCAGTAGTTTCATCAGTCGAGTTTATAATTAATTTAAATGTTTGGAGTATTATACAAATTATTATTAAAAAATATGGAATGACTTATTTACTGAAATATATTTTTCTATTGAGTATGTTATAAAGGAAACCGATGGTTTCCCTTTTTCGTGAAACTTATCCCTTCCTTTTTTATTTGTATAGTATATATGCCTTATTCTATAGAAAAAGTAAAAGGTGGGTTTAAAGTATTCAAGCCAAATGAGTATGGGGTCAAAGGGGCAAAAAATGCTTCAGCATCCGCTTTAGAACGACGAGTTCCCTTTAGCAATAAGCCTCTTACCAAAAAGGTAGCCGAAAAGCAACGAATCGCTATTGCATTAAGTGAAGCCAGAAAAACAGGTAAATCTGTTAGTAGTTATTTTATTTAATCTTTATAATATATAAACATATGGTAAAGATTGTAGAGTTAGATAAACCTAATTTAAGCAAAATCAAAATGAATTGTGATGATGTTATAGATGCAAAACTTACAAAATATCCTATGGTAAATGATGTATGGAGCAAAACTTCGTTTAACATTATAGTCGGTAAAATGGGTCAAGGTAAGACTTCTCTCATTACAAATCTAGTAAAAAAGGTATTCAAGGGAGTATTTCATCACATATATATTTTTATACCGCATAATAGTAGAGTAAGTATTGATAACGATATTTATGGTCAATATATACCCGATGAGTATTTGTATGATACATTAACAGAAGAGAACCTTTTAGAAGTATATGAAAAATTACAAGAAAGTAGTGATAACGGAGAATATAGTTTATTAATTATAGATGATTTTCAGGCACAACTAAAAGACCCCGAGATAGTAAAAGTTCTACAAAAAATAATAACAAAGCAACGCCATTTGAGAGCAACAACTTTTTTATTGCAACAAAACTTTCAAGCATTAGTAAAACCATTACGAGAGTTAGTTGGAAATGTAATTACATATAATGTAGGCAAAAGTCAATTAACGAAAATGTTCGATGAAATAATACAGATTGAAAAAGATAAATATCAAGAACTAATAGATTTAGCATTTCAAGAACCTCACGATTGGATTTTAGTCAATATAAATGGAAATCGTAATATTTACAGAATGTTTGATAAAATAGATTTAGAGTGAAAATTATTTTGTTTGTTTAATATATAAAATGTCTTTGAAAGGAAATCATTCAACTATGATGGGTAAGAAAGGAGATTACTCGCATCGCTATATGTCTGGTATTAAGGGGTTTGCCCGTGTTGCCGAAGATCCTGTTGTTCAGTTCGGAGTAGGTATGGTTGCACCTGAAGTTGCTGGTGGTTTAGCACTCGCAAAGAAAACTGGACTTTTGAAGAAAGTCGCAGGTATGTAAAGTAGGAAACCAAAGGTTTTATAACTTCGTAAATACGACCCTTCCTTTAAGTATGGGAGCAAGAGGGAACGACGAGTTCCCTTTAGTATTATAATATTTACAATATATATATTATAATGGTTTTTAAGAAGAAAGCATTAAAGCCAAAAAAAATTAGAGCAGTTCGACAGCCAAGAGCAAAGGCATCTAAGGAACAACATACACATATAATTAATGTATTTAATACCCCTCACGGAACTCATAATCCATATGTGAGTGATATGCCGTTTCAAGATTCATATAAAGTTCCTTATGTATTTAGCACACAAAAGTTTCATATTCCTCAAACATTAGAACCTCAAATGATAACTCGCCATGTAGAAGAAAAACCAACTGAATTAACAGCAAAAAATATATTTCAACCTACATTTCAAGTTCCCGTTGGATTACCAAAATCAAAAATAACAATTGGAGAACAAATGCATAATCCTTATATGAGTGAGAGTGAAGGTTCGCCAAAATCACCAAGAGCAGATAAAGGAAAACCAAGAGGTTCATATAAAGAGAAACAAATAGTAGAAGGACGAAATATACAAAATCTTTTTGCTTTGGGAGCAAGTTCAGGCGGAGAATCAGGAGAAGCACAACCAGTTTTTGTTTCTTCGAAAATGGGTATTTAATTTATAAGAAAAACTATATAGAATTATATTGTGTTATATTATAAGAATGACTACTATCTCACAAAAAAAAGCCTTTAATACATGGCGTATGAATAATCCTGATAAATGGAGAGAATATTGCAGAAAGACTGGGGCAACATTTTATGAAAATCATAAAGAAGAAAAGAAGCAAAAGACTTTAGGAAGATATTATTTTAACAAAGAGGCACAAATATTTAGGAATATTTGTCTATAAAAGCAGGAAACCAAAGGTTTTATAACTTCGTAAATACGACCCTTCCTTTTTAGTATGGGAGCAAGAGGGAACGACGAGTTCCCTTTATAAAATTGAATTATATTTAGCAAAATTATTCTAATTAAATATAATTATAAAAAACGACATAAACATAATTTATTATCTTTTCCTATAATATAAGATGACGGACAGAATTATCACAACTTTAGGAAAAGCGAACAAAGCATTCTTACGAGATGAGTTTGGTGTTAAAACAATTACTGAGGCGAAGCGTGTGTTTGGAGTAGAAACTGCAGAGGAAGCATATGGTATTATGATGGATACTCACAATCAAATAGTCGAGGAAGAAAGACTCGCTAAGAAGAAGGCAGAAAAGAAAGCCGAGAAGGAAGCACTAAAGCGTAAGGTAGTAGTTTATAATATTAATAATGGTATTGGTAAGTTTGTTAGTTTATTAAGAGAATATCGTGGGAAAACGATTGTATGTGATGTATTCGCAGACGGAGAAAGAGTAAATAGCGTTAAGATAGATGTATCAAATGATTTCTATAATTGGTGGGAAGAAAGTGGAAAATATATATTTATTTATCCAGAAGATACTGGTATATTTGGAGTATATCCTAATGGAAAGATTTATATTTACGAAGGCGAAGAGTTCAGTCCGAAGCAATTTAAGAAGATTACGCAAGTATTTAAAGACGCAGATAATGGTAAATGTGTATTCAATCCGATCAGAAGTTGGGCTACTGCAAAATACGAAGATGCGATTGAAAAGAAAAATAAAAGCACAAAAAGCAGATACAATATTGTTTTGCAAAATATAAATGAATTAGAACAGAAATATCCGAATGGTGTAAATGAAAACAATATTGATGAAGTGTGTAATATTTTACAGGTTGATATTAGTATTGAGAAACCATTATGCGATGAAAAGTTTATTACCTGCAAAAGCATTAAAAAGGCACTCAAACATTTTAGGTATTTAAATACTCGTCTTAATCATGTTGAGTTGAATGAATATGTTGTAGATGAAAAACCAACTATAGTAAGTAGAAAGGAACTACTCGAATTAAAAAAAGAATTAATGGAAAAAGGAATCTATCATACATTCAGTAAAGACTTAACTAATGTTAGTAAAATACAAACCTTAACTGGTGTGCATTCAGTTAGTAATGAGATGAGCGATTGTTTTAGTCAGTTTGAAATAGATAATGGATTACTCAATTGTAAGATTGACGATGTTGATGATGCGATGTTATCATCATTCATTAAGTGGGGAACACACTATAATGGAACGATTGATTTTAAAGAATTACGAGGTGAAGAAGATATGATTTATGATTTGGAAAAAGTTTATCATATTGATATGAGTAAAGCATATTCACAATTTAAGATGTGTAAGTTTTACGAAGGATTCTTAGGTAAGATTACAGACTTTAGATTGACGAAGACTATACAGGGAGTAGGCTTATACTACATTTATGATTTGGTTATTCCTGAAAATCCGTTTAAATATACTTATATGAATAAGTTTAAAAAATATAACGACACATTAAAAATATATCAATCGCATAATATTTATACTTCGTTTGAATTAAAGTTTTTAGAAAGCAAAGGTTGCACATTTAAAATATTATCAGGTTGTTGGGGAGTCAAACCCTTAGACTTTGAGTTTAACGAAGATATGCTTAATGGTAAAAGCGACGATGGTAATAGTTATTACGCATTATGGACTGGTAAATGTGATAGTCATTATTTACAAAAAAGAACCTGGATTAATGGTGATTATGAGATGTGTTGTTTAATTTCAGAAAATACAACTGCAAAAATAGAAAGTTATGAAAATGGTGAGATTTGTGTTAAGTATGATAAAAAACATAATTTTCATTTGGGGCATATTACCTCATTTATAACTGCATACCAAAGACTAAATGTTTTAGAGCAGTTAGATGTTATTAATTATGATAATGTGATCCGAGTATGTGTTGATGGTATTTATACCGAGAATAAAGTTGATTGTTTAAAAAATGCGTTCAGACATAAAAACAATATTGAAGATAAAACATTTGCTAATATAGCAGGTGAATATTTTGTTAGTCATTTAATCGAAGATATGGATATTGGAAAATACATTTATAAAGCGTGTGGAACTGAAACAACTGATTATACAGAAAATATTATGCCGTGGAAGTTTGGAGAAGAAAGAAAAAATAATGCGAAAGAATTACATATCGGTGCAGGAGGAAACGGAAAAACACATCGCAATTTGGTTGATAAAGGATTAGTAAAAGTTTTATATGTTTCGCCATCATGGAAACTCGCACGAAATAAACATAATGAATATGATTGTAAAAGTAGCGTATGGGCTCGTTTAATTACAGATGATCCTGAAATGATTACAATTGTTAAACGCTATTCAAATGTATTATTGATTGATGAAGTTAGTATGATGACCGAACAACAAAAATTAAAAATATTTGAATTGTATTCAGATATGAAAATTATATTTTGTGGTGATATCGGATTTCAGTTAGGAGCCTGTGAATATGATGTTTGTAATATATGTAATAAAAATACTAAAAATAAATATTGTTATAATTGCAAATCAAATGATACAACACACATAGTTCCAGAACAAATTAAAATTAGTGGCTTTGATGAAGTAATTGCGAACAATCAAAACTATCGATGCACAGATTCTCGGCTATTAGAATTGTATAAAGATTTACGAATGATGATTGATTACTCAAGGTCGGTTTATGAAATAAATGATTATGTAATTTCGTTCTTTATGAAACATAAGCGTATCATCAATAGAGAAACTTTGAGGGGAATATATAAGGTTGATGATATGATACTCGTAGGAACAAATGAAGTAAAAGATGAATATACTGAAATGTTCAAAGATATGGAAAAATATTATTGCAAAGAAAATAATAG